CGTATGGATGCCCCAATTGGGGGCCCTGCGTTGCGCCGGTTATGGGGTACCCCATAGCCGGACCCACTATCCTCGCACCTGTGCGAGGAATGTGTCATGAGCCTCAGAGGAATTCTGAGACCCATTGAATAGGCTGCCAAGGAATAATCCTTGACCGGCCTTCCGTGAAATAATATTCACGAGATGGAGGATCACCTTAGTGAGGGGATCCCCCATGAGTACCCCCCGGTATAACCGGATGGTCCTCGTGTCACCCTCCGCGGGTGCACCTACGTCACTTAACGGACCAGTTGCCGTAAAGTAGACGGTGCGTGGCTGGAAGCAAGTTCCAATCACGATACCTTGGAGGAAGGGCGGTATGCCGCACTTCCTCATCCAAGCTTTCCCCACCAAGTGGGCAAGCTCGTGTACCAGTCGGTCAGTGGCCTCCTGGTAGTCCGTGCTGGAAAGATATACATCTTCCCAGACGCAAAGACGAGACACGTGATCGTGAAACTCGTCTTGTTCCCTCTCCTTCCGGTTTTCCCGGAAGAGGAGGTCGTACATCTCTTCTGACGTAAAGTCACGGAAGAGATTCCATCCGTGATGGGCTCGACCCATCCCGGATTCGGAGCTCTTAAACCCCTTCTTCAAGGGGAAAGAGCAAATCTTGGAGACCGTATCTAGTACGATCTTCAAGGCCGCGCGTCCTTTTGTGACGACGCGAGCTTTTCCAGGTTCCTTGACAATGGTCAAGTGAACCTCACGGAGTTCCTCAGGATTAGTCATGAGGACCTCATTCAAGCACGCCCAGAAAATGGCCGTGCCGATAGACTCGAAGTCGCCTTTCTGGCGCCAATCGAGGATCTTGCCGGTATCCAGACACCTGATCGGGATCCCGGAATCGTCATACCTCAGCATAATCTGAAGTATGGCTTGGGCGGTTCCGCCCTCCTTGCGCGTTGCTTCCCAGCAAGCCGCGCCGGATACGGTGACCCGAGACTTCGTCTCGAGCCCCGTGAAGAGACCCTTCGGTAAATCACCGAAGGCGTCTTCTAGAGCCCGCCTCACGAGTGCTCGTGAGGTGGGAGACATCGGCTTAGGTTTTTCCTGAACCGATGTTAAGAACTTCCGCTTGGCACGTAATGTGACTAGCGGGGGAGGAGTCCCAGACCCTCGGGTCTGAGACAACGTTCCAGCAAGGTACGCTTTCGCGTACCCTGCATGCCGGAGGCTGCGTTTCCACGCAGCCCCTAGGAACGAGTGTACCCAACGGGGTACACCGTTCAAGTCCGCCCAATGGCGGCTCGCTTCATCCTGGTGTATAACCAGCTTGAAGAGCTTACGAGCGCGTTTCAGCTGTTCGTAATGCGTAGTGATCTTCTCTAGGGCTTCGCCCTTCAGAAGACCGTCGAAGAACTCATCTGTGATGAGAATCGACAGGGATTGGAGCACGAATAAATCGTACTTCTCCCAGGTCCATACCTCCTCTGGGTAGGACAAGAAACGCTGAAGGAATAATCCGTCAGTCGTTTTCAGGACTTCGAGTAACCTCTGAGCCCTGTAAGTAGCATGACGACACGAAGTGTAGTCGGCATACTTGGTCCGCTCTGGTTTTGACCAGATTGGATCGTATAATCCCCTCAGGAAGAATGAAATCCTCCTGAAGAGTTGAGATGCGAAGAACCTCATAGGGTCCTTCGCTCTGCCGTCCTTACCGGAGCGGCGCGCCACTTGGATCCTATGACCCCAGTGCGTATGATTGAAGAGAAGATACATCTTCTCCTCATGAGACTTGACTTGGGTAAACCAAGTCGAGTTCTTTCGATCCGAACCGAGTAAATCGGGACGGATCTTGCTCTGGAGCCGGTGGCAACCACCGGCCCAGACGTTGATTTTAGGCTTCTCATCGAGGTAACTCGATGCGAATGCCCATCCGGCGAAGATCCTCCAGGGATCTTCGTACCGTGCTCCCACTTGCGGTATTTCCGCAAAAGGGACGTCCTCCTCCTCGTCGGATTCGTCGGGGAGGGGCTGATCAGACAGGACTGTCATGATCGGTGACGGTGCTTGGGGTTCCCCATGCACCGGCTGTGGAAAGAAGAACCCCTCCTCTTCGAGGTGGGGTTTCACTTCCTTCGAGAGGCGGGTACCCGCCTTACGAAGTTGCAGACAACTTGGTACCTGCTTCAGGTACAAGTTGTGAACTCCTGTCGTATACGACTTGAGTTCTTGCGGTACGGCCGGCGAGTCAGCTCGGCGGTCGTAGTATAGCACGCTCTTCTCGATTTCCGAGAAGGCGTGATGCGAGTTGATCACATGATAGTGATCAAGG